GTCATCGCGGTCGCTATCGTCATAGTCGCACCAAGGTCCGAGATGATGTCCCTCTACGATGGCATATGCAGGCGCTGAGTTTGAGCCACGCCAAGTAACACCTTCAGGTAGGGGGATACTCTTATGAGTATCGCCTTCTGATACTGCATAGATTGCTTCGATACATGGTTCCACCATAGTAAGTGGAACAGGTGGATAGTGATTGCTTCGCAATTGAATTGCGATTGATTGACGAATGTCTATGACATTCTCTGCTAGGTCGTGCGCCATCATGCTTCCCATTAGTGTGCCTCCAATTGCCAGTGTCCTGAAACTTCGAACCCTTCGAAGTCATCTGAAATCCAGTCATCGAGTTTCTCGATGGCTGATGCGGGGTCTGTTGCTTCTACCTCAACCTCATAGGTTGTCGTGCGAACTGCAGTTACTGTGTAACTAGCCATTTACTGGAACCTCCTCTACTTCGTAGGTAATCTCGGCATAGTTTTGGTCTTGCTCCCAATCACCTTCTTCGAAGGCGATGTCTAGTGCTTTATCTTTTGAGTCTGCTTCTACCTCTTGGTAGAACATGAACTCGCGCTTCTGCCATACGAGATACTTAGGCATGTGTTACCTCCTCTACTTTTAGTAGTTCGTATTCCTCATCGATGACAAGGGTTTCACCTAAATACCAATCCTTTGGATTGGTGTCGCTTTCTACTTGCAGTGTGAGTATGTACTTAGGCACTGTGTTGCTCCGTTTCTTTGATGCTGCTAATCACATGATTAGCAATGAGTTGGAATGGATAGTCGCCCATCCCTGCGAGTGTTTGGCGCAGTAGTAAAGCGCCGATGGCTGACACTTTCTCTTCGACAGCGTCAGCCATTTGGTCAACGAGCACATCCCACTCTTCGCGGAGATATGCAGTGGTTGATACAAGATTCAAGTCCATAGACTTGACATCCTCTACCAGTTGGTTCCATGAATCTTGGTCATTCTCAATGACCAATAGCCAGTCGGTTGCGAATTGCTCAGCAATTACATTGCTGGTTGATGGTATCTCCCACCAGTTGCGTTCCATTAGATTTCTCCCTTCGCCCGCAGCTCACCGAGCGCATCTATCCATGCGACATCGAGAGTGTGGTGTTTGGTTTCGACAATGACTGTATTCCAGTCATCGAGTTTCATTATCTCGACCCAGTACATCGTGCCAGTGGGCGAGTTCTCATCTTCTTGCCAGTTGATTGCTACTTTGTAGTTCATGGTTATTCCTCCTCTTCGCTGCCGTACAACTCTTGCCAGCAGGTATTACATGTGCCAGAGATAAGCAACTCTCTATCTCCGATAGATAAATCAGGGAAGATTTCTTGCATGAGTCTGCGCTGCTGACGTGGCAGGTAGAACTCGGTCAACTGTGCGACCGTGCAGGGAATCGGTGTGACTCCGCTACACAATCTGCAACTTGCATCAAGCATTAGCATTTCCATCAGTATTCACATCCTTTGCAGTCAGGGCGGAGGCAGTCACCGCAGGTGATGACCGCCTCCGATTGGTTGATTTCCTGGGTCACTTGATAGCCGTTTCCCAGTGGTTGTCTATATCAGCAGACCTTTGGTCTGCTATCTTGAGATGCCTGCGCCACTCTGTGTCGCGTCGCATCATGCCCATGAGGGCTCCAGTTAGGAATGACATTGCCAATAGGCAAAGTATGAGGATTGCTAGCGCTGTGTCGTTGCTCATTAGTTAGCACCGCCTTTCAGTGTTAGGTATGCGTTTGGTTCCACCTTGAGCACGGCTGCGAGAACCTTGTCAAAGTTTGGGTATTGACCCATTGCTGCTAGAATCTGCTCAATCTTCTTCGAAGATTTGGCAGTGTTGGTAGTGATGCGAACCTTCGCGAAGACTCGCTTGTTGTCCGCCTTGCTGATGTGAACAGTGCCGTTCTTCACGACTCCGTTTAGGGTTTCGGTTGCTACTTTTCTCATGGTGTTTCCTTTCTGCCGTCGGGATTTCCGACTGGCTCCCCATATATAAGCAGAACTACGTTCTGCTATCTTGAGATGTGTGTACACGCTATGAACTGCCCATACATGCGCGAGCTATTACTTGCACATACGCTATGCGCCTGTACTGGTACATGACAGGGGTGGGCGCGTACACATCACGTCGCTACGTCATGGGTCATGTGTTACGTCATCCGCTACGTTCCGACACGCCGTATTTACGCTCAGTCATCAGGCTGGATTTGACAGCATGGGGGCTCTTCGTGTAAAGTTGTCCTTGTCGCTGAGCATTCGGCTCGGCACATTCAACGGAAGGCAACACAATGAACGGCACAGCATGGACACACGATGACCTACTCGTAAACCTACGCGAAGAGGTCCAAATGGTACGCGGGCAGTATGGCGTTCCAAGCATTGACTTCGTTCCAGATTTCGAACTTACACCTGTGCGCGACGCACAGTTAGGGGACATCGTCCCTGTGGGCAAGCACGTCGGTATCGTGTTTGACATCGAAGAGAATCGCGGTGTGCGCGAGATTTCGATAGTGCTTGATTCGCTTCGCGTAGTGTTGAAGCGGGTGAGCGCATAGAGTACATACACGCTCTATAGATAGTCAGCGGACACCCCTCTCTCACAACACAGTGGGGGAGGGGTTTGTCCTGTGCAGGTGATAGTTTTCTACGCATGAATGGGGGCGCATGCCCCCTTTTTTTATGCCCGCGCCCTGACGAACCCCAGGGTTTTTTAACGCCACCCCCCGCCCGCCCCCCACTATCAGCTAAAATATTTTCACCAGAAACAGGCTCTGACCAGGACTTTTATTAAACCGAGAAAAAAAGTTTGATTTACCCCTTGAAACACGCCGACGCTCTAGACCCCTATATAAGTGTAACGGCTGAGTTCCACGAAGCCGTAAACGCGGGCTTCACGCCCGCTTTTTACTTGGTAAAAATTATAGTGGGGATACTTCTGTCTATACCCCTGTAGACCCCTACAGCTACTGGAGAAGACTTGGAAAGAAATTTAACCCCCGAAGAAGCCAGGAAAGAACTTATCAACCTGGTGCGCCAAGGGCGCACGATTGCCGATGCCCTAAAGGTCATTGGTCGTAGTCGTTCTTGGTATGACACCCAACGGCGCGAATCTGAAGGATTCGCTGCCTACATAGATAACGCTCGGTTAAGAACATCTGACCTCGCCGACGAAGCTCGGTCAGGTCTATCTGACTTTGCGGAGTTCTCTGAGAAATACCTGGGAGCCAAAGTCTGGGACCACATGCTCAACGTGGTCGATATGTTGGAAGGTAAGGAACCTCGTTGGTTGCATTCAGCGATGACTTACGAAAAAGGGTCGGCGGGCTTATCCCGCCTCTTGGTAAACGTACCACCTAACCATGCCAAGACCATGACCATCACGATTAACTACGTGACCTACCGTGTCGTAAAGAATCCCAACATCAACGTTATCGTTATTTCTAAAACACAAGAGCAAGCCAAGAAGTTCTTGTACGCTATCAAGCAAAGATTGACCCATCCTCGGTACGCAGACCTACAGGCTGCCTTTGGTCCGACCGATGGTTACAAAGCTACCGCCGACATGTGGTCGGCTAACAAGATTTATCTGGGAGCGGATGTCCGCGAATCAGATGCTAAAGACCCTACCGTTGAAGCTATCGGTATGGGCGGTCAAGTATACGGCGCTCGCGCCGACTTAATCGTACTTGATGACGTGGTCACTCTCTCTAACGCGGGAGAGTGGGCTAAGCAACAGGAATGGATTCGACAAGAAGTTGCCTCTCGTCTACCACCAGGCGGGGGTCAGCTTCTTGTTGTCGGAACTCGCGTATCCGCGACCGACCTATATAAAGAGCTTCGTAATACAGCGCATTACACGGACGGAATCGTACCGTGGTCATATTTGTCCATGCCTGCCGTATTAGAATACGCAGACGACCCTAAACAGTGGAAGACACTGTGGGGCAAGTCAGAGCAACCTCTCACTGAAGATGATACTCCAGATGAGAATGGATACTTTGATAGATGGACTGGACCGCGTCTTACTGCGGTCCGCAATGAGGCTGGTCCTTCCAAATGGTCTTTGGTTTACCAGAACCTCGATATCGCAGAGAATGCAATCTTCGACCCGCTGTGCGTTAGAGGCGCAGTAAACGGAATGAGAAAAGCGGGTGCTTTGATTGCAGGCGCTGCTGGTCATCCCGAAAATGCTCAGAACTTCTATCGCATTATTGGTATTGACCCTGCTATGTCAGGCGACACAGCAGCAGTAGCTTACGCAGTCGACCGCAGAACACACAAGCGCTATGTCATGGACGTTCACGTCATGAGCAGCCCCACACCTGCAGCGATTCGCTCTTTGATACGAGAATGGACGGATGCCTACAAGCCTCATACTG